AACAAGCAACTTGATTTTGATTTAAAAAATCAAGCATATACACCAGCACCCGTGCAGAGACAATCACCCCTCGAGGGAACTATGGCATCAAGTCCAGCATCAATTGATAATCACAACTTTGATATTCCAAACCCACTATCAGTAAATTCAAGTGCTAATAGAAGAGCAAATAGAAAAGGCGCGCACCCCGAATGGAGAACGCGCCTTGGTTAATCTATTTCTCTGATTAATCCCAGCTATGATCTCTTTTCCATGGACAGTTACTTCCAATTAGAAGTAGGGTAGGAACCCAGAGTCCGATGAACATTCCAAGTGTCTGGTTAGTTTGGTAAATCCAGACTGAAAGACAAATGGAAAGAAGTGAAGCGATATACAGAAGCTTTTCAATCATAATTTAACCTTTCATCAATCCTGAGATAGCTTTTCAAAGTAAGACAGTGCATCAGTTTCATCCTTTGAGTCATCAATGGAATTAACTTCAGAACTACTGACATCTTCAACGGTTGATGATCTAGATTCCGTGGAACGGATATCTTCACCAATAACTTCCTGAAGACGAGTCTTCAGTTCATCATATGACTTGAAGTTGGATGGATCGGTAAATGCAGTCAGTGAGTACTGCTTGTTCCAAAGTTCTTCCAACTTAGCGTCATCTCCATCAAAGAGAGCAGCAGCAGAATCAAATTCTGACTTATCATAATTGATGAATCCTGCGACACGACGAACCTTCAACTTGAAGTTTGCGCCTTCCCAGAAGTTGAAGACATCAACTGCCTCTTCATCAGCAAACTCTGGCTTTGCTGCTTCTTGGATCTTGTCAAAAATCTTCTTACCATACTTGTAAAGGAAGACCTTACCTTCATTCTGTGGATTAGCTGGATCGCTAACAACAAGGATGTTTGAGATATACTGAAGCTTACGCTTTCTGGTTCTCGCAATATCCTTATCTGATTCAATACCACTGTTCCAAAGTTCGCTGTTCATTTCTGAAACAGGATCCTTTTCCCCGAGAGTGGTTCGTGAATTCTCAATGAACCAACCACCCTTACCCTGAAAACCATGTGAGTACAGCTTCGAGAATGGAAGCTCTTCGTTTGGTGGGGTTGGGAGGAAACGAAGGACTGCAAAACCATTACTAGCCTTATCTAGTTCTGGTCTCCAGAAACGTTCGTCTTTGTATGACTTGGTTGTTCCACTGGTTTCTTCCAGTGCCTTTGTCAGATCATCAATGCTGGATCGTGACTTCTTCTTAAAATCGTCAAATGAACTCATATTTGTAACCTTTCTATGTTTCCCGAGGAACTCCCCCGGACATGAGTGACTCTGGGAACTCCCCAGATCTTGTTATATTATACACAAAAAAACTCCCATGTCAAATGGGAAGTGTACTTTTTTCTTTTGGTATCAAGTTGATATCTTGACCCTCGATTTGAATTTTCTCAATTATTGGTCTAGAAATTAATTTAGCCGCAACTTGAGGTTCAATTTCATAATCATCACATTTCATAAGAACAGCATCCATATATCTACCACCCTTTGATATAACGTGATTTTCTACCTCCTTAGAGAAGGTTCGTTTAACTTCATCTGTAACTATCATTCTGATCTCCTTACCTACCCATTATATAAAAAAAGTCAA